AGATGCTCCACTTCTCTCGAAACGAAAACGATTCGTCATCGGATTCCTGTAGTTAGCTACGAAAAGCAACTGAGCTAACCTATCAGTCTCAAAGATGTAATTTTCTCTCCATATATTTGCAACTTCTCTTTTGTCTTGAACACTAATAGTCCGGCTAACATCCCCCAGAATGATTTCTTGTCTGCTGGTAGCGCGACCAGTAGCGAGTTCAGAAAGCCTCTCTGCGTCTTCGCATCTTTCGATCTGCTGAACAATCTTGTCATAGAAAAACTGCGAGGGAATGCTATTACAGGCTAACTGAAGCCTTGCAAAATCACCAGCAGGAACAGTAGCATTGTTGTATCCAAGATGGTACTGAACCCGTGTAAAGTTAAAATCATCCAGTGCAAAACCAAAAACCTGAGCAGGGTTTCTGCCTATCTGGTTTAGCGCTGCAAAGACAATCTCTCGCTTAGTCCGATCTGTGGTTGTTGGCTGAGTGACAACACCTTGCTGAGCAAGATAGCTGTAAACCTGCTCTAGCTCCTGAACTGATAATTCAGCCATAACCGCCTCCTTTCATCAAATTCTACTCAATGCCACAAGGTGGAAAAATACAGATCGTCAAAACGAGCTGGGTCCACGGGGCCTGGAAGACTCTGAATGAAATCACCCTCAGTGTTTATAAAACGTGATCGAGCTATCTCAGGGTCTTTATAGTTTACAACGTGGAGTATAGCAGAAAGTCTATCTGTCTCAAACATATAGTTTTCCCTCCAAGTTCTGATGATTTTTCTATTATCTTGTATTATAGTTCTATTTAAAACTTCTGTGCCGTCACCAAGAATTATTTCCTGTTGGCTTGCTCCTCTGTTGCTCGCAAGTTCTGTATAGATCTCTGCTGTGTCGCAGCGAGAAATCTGATCCATAACCTTATAGAAGTAAAACTCACTTGGTATGTTATTAGTAGCTTCTAGTAACCTCGCATAATCTTGTGGCGCTACAGCAGATATATTATAGTTTAAGTGATAACATACTCTACTAAAATCATAGTCATTTAATGCACAATTCTTGACTTGAGCAACATTTCTAAAAAGCTGATTTACAGCTGTATAAATAGTCTCAAGTCGAGTGGAGTCCGTAACAGATCCAACAAATACGGCACCTTTCTCACGAAGATACCTCTCAATCTGTTCGAGTTCTTCAGTGAGAAAAGCCGCCACTCAACTCTCGCAACTACAAAAAGTATAGTCGGCTTAACCTCTGTTCATTCAACGTACGCGACATCACCCTTGAGCACTTCCTCCCAATCAATGTTTTTAATTGACTTCAACTGTTCTAATTTACTAAAACGCTCACCAGGCATACTTTGTTGCAGTTCTTTTATCTCCTTTGCTGTTTTTATTCCAATACCCTCAAGCATCTGACATAGAAGCTCAGGTGTCGCACTGTTGATGTTAATTCTTGTAAGACCTGCAGGCATCTCCTGTCTGATGACCTGACGACCACGCCGCTTGCGAGTCACTTTTAAAGGCTCTTCCGCCTCAACCTCTTCTATCCTGATTTGACCCTTGTGAGCGTAGAAAACTTTCCCGGTGGTTACAGAACGCACCATCATATACTCACCGTCGTCATGTGTACTTAGTATCGTAACTTTAACTCCCTGAGGGGTAAAGGTGTATTCCTTGACCATTGTGGCAGTCATTGTTAAGTCGTGATGTAAGCGAAGTATAGCTCAGACCATAAAAAAACCTCTCCCGAAGGAGAGGTCATCCATGACTACTTAATTTTATCAAGCAGAAGGAGTAGTGGAAGTGTAGATCGAGGATTCAATCACACCGCCAGGCTGAAGAACGAGGTCATCGCGCTTGGGAGGCTGATCAGGGATGAGCCAGCAGACTTCGCAGATAGCAAGAGCTTTGTTCTTGCCGCTCAGTTCATTGACACCAGCACGGGGGTCATAGACACCAGATGCTTGTGCGAGACCTGAAGCTGCAGCACCGCCGAGGTTGCCCACGGAAGCAAGTGCGTACTCAGTCTGAGCAGTGACAACGTGGAAGTTCGAGCTATTCCATGCGTTGCTGGAATTGAACGAACCGTTTTCAATGCGGCTGTCCGAACCGGCCAGCACTGCATAGAAACCAGAAGCACTCGGAGTTGCGGAAAGACCCACTCCCAACCCAGGTCCAAGACCCAGTTGAGGGGTGGCACTACCTCCGACAACGCCGCTGCTTACGACATCCCCGCCATCAAGTCGAAGACCCACACGGTAAACGTAAGCACCACTAGGAACGTTAATTCCTGTAGTAATGTCAGCCCGGATGTCCTTGTGGAAATCTGGGGACGGGATGATCGCTGTTCCATTGGTGAACTCTTTGTTAGAGGCACCGCCAGATGCGTAAGGAGTCGTGTAGTACTCCAGTTGGTTGATCGAGCCAAGGGCCTGGTAAGACAGATCCACATAGCCCACAGCCTGTTGAGCAATCCAACCGGGTTGGGTTACAACACCGACAGGGCCGCCGACTGGCTGATTGGTGAGAGTCTCGGCAGTGCCGTTCTCATTGTTGAAGTCAACCGACTTCTCTTCGTGCCAATACTTAAGCACGTTCGTGTAGTTACCAGGATAGATCTTGGTAACTGCAAGCTGGTTAGCGTTAATTGCCATGGTTAGTTCCTCCTATTAAGCGTTAAAGGAGTAACCGATGGTTGCGAAATCAGCGTTCAGCAACTCAAATCCGGCATACAGAGACCAGATCATCATGATGAAACGGCTGAAGTCGTCGTTGTTATTGAGGAGAACTTGTGCATTGTTCCCGCCAATACCAACACCAACCGATTGAGGCCCAAAGAACATGCCAATAGCAGTCTCGTACGATGCAGACGCACCAGCAATCGTAGCGGTCTGATTCTGAGAAGGCATGTTGGTGATCTCGAAGAACCTCACGCCTTCAAAGACGAAGCCCGTAGGCATAATCGGTTCTCCGGCCACGAAAGTGGCTTGACCAAATCCCTGACCCATGTAAATGGCAGCGTTAGGCTGCGCAGATGACATAAGAGGGTTGATCGGACCATTGCCAGGGTAACGAGCAACTTCACGGAAGTCGCTGTTCTGACGCAGGTGGAGAAGGAAGGTCGGATCGCAAACGCAGCGATAGAAACCGTCCTGGTACGTGGGGGTGTTCCGCTTACGCAGAGACTTCACCACGCGGAGAAGGTCATCCTTAACGTCGAACTTAGCTTGCTCGGCGTTGGTGTAGGTGAGAGCACCCACTGCAAGATCGCCAGGGTAGTAGTAACCACCTTGGGAATCAGAAGATTGACCTTTCGAAACTGCTTTCAGCAGTTCGTTGATCATGACCCGATCTCTCCATCTTCTGTAGTCATCCAGAAGGGTGAGAGAGCCGATGCTTTGGTGGAAAGCCGACAGATTGCCGGTATCCAACAGCATACGTTGGGCTGTAATTAGCGTTTCGCGAGCAATCTTAAAAGTGCTCGGTTGATTCGGATCGGAAGGATCAGCAGGTCCGGTGTACTCACGAAGAGTCACCAGAACTTTGTCCTTGACGATGTTCCGGCTGTTAGCAGTTCCGATAGTCTGCTCGGCGGTACGCTCTCTTGACTCTTTAGAGCCAGGATTGCCCCAGAAGCGGTATCTATCAAGTTGGACAGACTGACCGGGTTGCTTTGCTTGTAATGCTCTGATAAGCACCGTAAGGCTCTTTATCCTTACGTAACATCAACTTAAGGACGTTGATGAATAGACTATATCATCACCCACAGCGTTATCTGTTTGGGTGCTCCGCGCTCTTGTCACCTTATCGGCTTCTACAACAAACTTGTTGCGGTCAGCCTCGCTCCACTTCGACTTACCTCGATTAGTTCGAGTGTCGTAGCGAAGGTCGAATTTGTAGCTCATGGCTTTACATCCGTAGGGTTTTAGAACCTCTACAAATTGACGAGCTTGATTTCCGCCACCTCGAAGATTCCACTTGTTGGGACTCTTCGATTTCATTGGCTGGCGAGGAGTCAATGAGGCACCAGTCAAGTCTTCGATCCAGTCCGACACAAATAAAGCAGTGTCGTAAGGAACGTATAAAGCCAGTTCTACAATACGCTCTCTTACATAAGGTTCTCCAGTAACCGTGGATGTGCCACGCTTGCGGAGATGGAGGTTGCCGTCATCCATGTAGAGAACAGCTAAACCTTCTAATCCAATATCGCGAAGAAACAAAGGTGTCAAAACCTTTTTTCCTTGTGGATACAGTTCCTTATAGAGAGGGAGCAGTAGCTCTTGTTGATTTGACCACCACTGACAAGCAGGGTATTCCCCTGATTGATTCGTGATAATCCTTTCTTTTATAGGTTGCTTTATTCCAAAAATTCTGTTGAGACGCCCCACTTTCCAGCGGAGAAACTCAAACTGTTTTTTGGAATGGACCAAATAGAGACTCGGGTAAGTCACTTGGTGTCTTAGACACCCATCGCCCAAGCAAGAACCTTTTAAAAAGGAACGGTCGCTTCTAGAGAGCATTCGAGCAGTGTTAGTCGTTGAACCTTCCAACCATTTCTGATTGGCTTGGCTGCTGATTGGCCTCCCTTACGGGTCCGGCGTTCCAGCAATTCACGGAGTTGTTCGACCAAGCTTACACTTGGAAGTTCCCAGACCTTTGTAGGTCAAGAAATCGTGAACAACCACGGGCTCAGCTGCCATCTCCACCACATAAGCGGGGTGGGGACGATACAGTTCGGCACCAAGCAGCTTCGGAAAATCATTATCAACGAACAAAGCGTTGACCTCCGAAGAACTACCTCAACATAATAAGTGAGAAGTTACCCCTTAAGAAAGGTTGTTGCTGCATAGACTGCGGTCAGAAAATCAGGAAGGTTGGTTGTCCTCTGCAGGTGTATCTGATGACTTAGAAGCTTGCAGTTGACTCACAAGAGTCCTCATGTCACTACTGACATTTGCCATATCCTGCATATAAAGCTTACGAAGATCAGACAACTCCTGCTTGAGATCATCTATCTCCTTTTTAGCCGCCGTTTCAGCACCGTCAGAACGACGACGGCGGTCTCTTCCAAGTGAATTAGGCATTTTTTCGACTCATCTGCTTCCTAGCATAATCCTTAGCTCTAGACTTCGGATTCTTTTCAGAGGCTTTTTCCGGTAGATCACCTCTGGTCTTCTCTTCATACTCTGTAACTTTAGACTTTGGTATGTCGCCACGCTTTGCTGCTGCGTAGAAGAAGCGTCGTTGCGCTTTGCTTTTAAAAGGCATGGTGTTCACTCCATTAAAAAACCCCTCCCCAGAGGGGAAGGGGAAGTAGCCGACCTCCAAGAATCAGGCTTTTCAGCCTTGATCCATAAACAGGAGCTTAGACCGCATGGCATCATTTGACATGTTCGACAGGTAACGATAAGCCTGATCTGGGCTCTGATCCATCACGTTCTTAAAGCCTTCCCACTGAAGCTGGGGATCAATCATCCTTTCGCTTCCGGCATTAGCAGCGGGAATAGCGGGAACTTGG